GATGTGGTTATTGTCTTAGCTTTTGGATAGGGTTAGTAGTTTTCTTCGAACCTACCTACAACTGCTTTCTACTTGCTTGCCTTTGTGCGGTCATTAACTCATTTATTTTTAAACAACTAAACAAATGATAGAAGACCTTTTGCCAAAGTGGGAGGTGTATAAGACAGACCACTATTCTCAATTCACGAACTTAGACTTGGAAGTCTTAAAGGAATACCACGCTAAACACTTTGGATTCGCTTTCAGAAATATGGGTTGTGCATCTTGTATCAACGAATTGATAAAAAGCGTTTTTAAGCACTATGAGCAATGCAACCAACCTCAACCAATAGAAACTACACAACAACCAACAATAAGACATAGGAGAAGAAGAAAATGATTAAAATCAAACATTCTGGTAATGCGGGAGATATTATCTACTCGTTAAATGCGGTAAGGTCGGTAAGTTTACTTCACGATGAACAAGTAGTTTTGTTTCTAAAGTTAGATGTGCCTATCCAACTTCATCCAAGTTTCAAGCATCCGCTCGGAGGAGTTATGCTCAATAAGTATATGTTCGATAATCTCAAGCCTTTACTACTTGAGTGCGAATTTATTTACGATGTTTTACCCTATACTAACCAAAAAGTAGACTATGACTTTGACAAGTTTAGAGGGGTTGGTTTAAATTTAGGCGCAGGAGATATTAAGAAGTGGTACTTGTACGCTTACCCAGAATTGCAGGAACATTTTGAGGATGATACTATTTTTAATTCTCGATATCCCGACATCGACAATTATATTGTTTTAAACCGTTCAGAAAGATATAATAACGGTCAGTTAGATTATTCGATTCTAAACCAAGTTAATTGTCCGATTTACTTTGTAGGCACGGAAATCGAATATGCCTTAATGAAACAAAAAGTAGAAAAGTTAGAATACGTTAATCATCTGAACTTCTTAGAGTTAAAAGACTTTATTGCAGACTCGACACTATTTATTGGCAATCAATCAATGTGCTACTCAATAGCCGAGCAATGCGGTGCAAATAGATTGTTAGAAGTTTACTATGGATGTCCGAATGTAATTACAAAAGGATTTGAGATGTACAATCAAGAAGGCTTTGAATACGCTTTAAAACAAAATAATTTAATATGACGATAAAAGACTTAACAATTATTATTTTTAGTGGGGATAACTCTCACGCAAGGGCGGACATAGCAGGAAGGCTATCTATTTACTTATGTGCTAACCTTGACAATCCTATTCGAATAATATCACCTTATGAACCTCAAAACTATTTAGGGTTATGGCACAAGATTGACCCATTAACTTATGAGGAGGCTATGAGGTTTCAAGTAAAGGAACTCGGTTCATACTTCAGTACTAAGTATGTGATGTTTTGCGAAACTGACGGATACCCGATAAACTTTGACTTATGGAGTTATGACTTTATGAAGTTTGATTACATAGGCGCAGTTTGGAATAAGGATTGGAACTTAATTAACGGAGGCAGAGTCGGGAATATGGGATGCTCAATAATAAGTAAGAGGTTTATTGATTGGATTTCGGTTCAAGAATACAACGGAATGGCAGGCGATGTTTTTATATGTCAGCACCTAAAAAACGAAGCAGAAAGAGCAGGATTTACTTTTGCGGATGTCGAAACCGCTTTGAGATTTAGCTTTGAAAACCCTATCGAAATCGAATGGGATAGAAGTAAATCGTTTGCAAAACACTTTAAAGGAGAACACTTCCAATGAGATTACTTTTAGTTTGTCCGCAAAATGTCACAGGGGTTGAGTATCACAGAATTCTCATCCCACATTCACAATATGAACAAGTAACTGCGATACCTTCAATTGACCATCAGCCAGATTCGTTCTTCCACGATTACGATATTATCGTGTCAAGTTCAGTCATCTCAAAATTAGGCAACCAAGAACTATTGTGGAAGCAACTTAAAAGAATCGGCATCCCCGTTGTAATAGATAGAGATGATACTTGGCAGCTACCTCACTCACATCCGATGTTTAACGAATGGAAAAGAGGGCGAAGAGCCGAGCAAATCATTTACAACCTAAGACAAGCTAACTTAGTAACTACTACAACTGACTACTTAGCTAACATAATCGGCAACTTTAACAAAAACGTAGAAGTGTTACCTAATGGAATAGACTTCGAACAACCTCAATTCAAAGTAGATGACAAGGTAAGGGAGTTAAAATCCCCAGATATGGTTCACATAGGTTGGAGTGGTTCGATAACCCACAAACAAGACGTTGAGTTATTAGATACTCCATTTTACGAACTACTACACGACCAAGACTTATTAGATAAGTACAGACTAATCTTATCGGGATATGTGGAAAAAGACCCAACTTGGGACTACTACGAAAAAGTCTTTACCTCAAATTGGAAGATAGACGTAAACCAATACGCAAGAATAAACGCAATGGACACTAACACCTATGCAAGTGCTTACGATGCAATGGACATAGGATTAATTCCGTTAAGGCACACCGAGTTTAACATTTGTAAATCAAACCTCAAGATGTTAGAAATGGGGGCAAAAGGTTTGGCAGTTATCGTAAGTCAAAACCCTGTTTACGAAAATATAGGACTAAATAACAAAAATTGTATATTTGTAGACAAGAAGGATTGGTACAAGGCGATGAAGAAACTTATTAATAATGAGGAACTAAGAACCGAACTATCTACTAATCTCTACAATGAAGTAAAAGACAATTGGAACATCGAGAAGTTGAACATTAAAAGAACCGAAGTTTATAAAAACCTATTAAAGTAAGTTATGCACCCGACAAGGATATTTAAAACACCTGAAGAGTTATTCAAAGCATTTGAAGAGTACAAGACGCATTTAGAGTTAGAGGCTGGGAAATGGCTTAAAATTCAATATGTAGGCAAAGAAGGCGAAAGAGTTACAGATAAGTACAAGCTACCTTACACTTTAGAAGGGTTTGAAATATTTTGCTATAATAAATACGGATGTGTTAGCCAATATTTTGATAATAAAGATGGGCTTTATGCGGACTTCGTTGCTATCTGTTCGCATATAAGGAAACAAATAAGAGATAATCAAATCTTAGGAGGTATGCTTGGCATTTACAATCCATCTATCACTCAACGCCTTAACGGACTAACCGAGAAGACCGAAACCAAAGTTGAGATAAGTGATGCGCCAGATTGGTTGAAGGGCGAAATTAAATAAAAACAACAACTCAAATAAAATGAATAACCAATTACTAAGGGTTTTAATCCTACTTGCCGCCATTCAAATAAATTTCGCCTGCAAAAAAACAGATGAAGAACATTGCAATATGGTCAGGGTTGAGATATTCTCATCACGCAATTACGTCTTAGTTGACAATGTGCAAGTTTCAACTCCTGCTTTGTTTTATTGGGAAGTAGGTAAAAAGGTTGAGTTAAGCACATTAGGTTCGTGGACAGGCGACTTGGTTAAAATATCTGTTTTTAAAGAATTGATTAAAGACACAACCTTTGAAAATTTTGGGCAAGTGAAAGTCGTTTATGAAGTTCAACCCTAACTTAGTTTTTTTAGAAGATAGCTTTAGAAATCAAGGCAAACGTATTGCAGTCTTACAAGGCGGTGCAAGGTCGGGCAAAACTTTTTCTGCTCTTCAATGGATAATCAGAACTGCAACCACTTACAAGGGTTTGACCTATTCGATAGTCCGTAAGACTTTACCCGCACTAAAGACAAGTGCAATGAGGGACTTCTTTGAGATATTGAAAGAAGTCGGTTTGTATGAGGAAAAGTACCACAACAAGAGCGAGAACACCTACACGCTAAACGGAAATTTAATTGAGTTCTTCAGTACAGACGATGCGCAAAAGATTAGAGGTCGGAAGAGGAACGTGCTATTTTGCAATGAGGGCAACGAGTTGGAATTAGAAGATTGGAGGCAGTTAGTTCTAAGGACTACGGGCAAGATAATAATCGACTACAATCCCTCAGACTTCGAACATTGGATTTATGACCAAGTAATCCCAAGAGAGGATGCAGCATTATTAATTACGACTTACAAAGACAATCCTCACTTACCCGATTCACTTAAGAGGGAGATTGAAAACTTAGCAAGTGCAGACCCAGAGTATTGGAAGATATTTGGCTTAGGTCAGCGAGGGCAGTTAGTCGGTTTAGTGTTCAACAATTGGAGCGAGGGAGTTGTAATTCCCGAAGGTGCTAAGTTTATCGGGTTTGGATTGGATTGGGGATTCACGAACGACCCGAGTGCAGTAGTAGGAGTTTGGAAGAGAGATGACACGCTCTATGTAAAAGAACATCTTTACGAACGAGGACTAACAAACCAAGACATAAGTTCAAGACTAAAAGACTTTGCCACAAATAGAGATGAGTTCTTTGCTGATAGCGCAGAACCTAAATCAATCGAGGAAGTTTACAGAATGGGTTGGAATATTAAACCAACGCAAAAAGGCAAGGATTCAATTCTCAACTCAATAGACATCTTACGAAGGTTTAAGATAGTTTTAATTGGCTCAAATCTTACCAGAGAATTCAAGACCTACAAGTGGAAGCAAGACAAGGCGGGCAAGTTAATAAACGAGCCAATAGACTTTAACAATCACTTGATAGACTCACTACGCTACCTTGCACTAATGAAGCTAAACGAGAATAGGAAAGGCAAGTATGTTACTATGAGAGGGTAGTTTTATATTTTAGATTATGCGAATTAAACAGGCTTACTTTAATTTAACCTTACGGAAGTTCATCGAGTTAAACCAAATTCCCAAAGAAGATTGGCTTGAAAGGCTAATGTTTGTTTACCCGAACGCATCGAGCGAAAAGGTAAGGGACTTAGGAGAACTTTATCAGGAATTATTAGACGCTGAAAATTCAATACCAAGAGCAAAGCTATCAAAGTTCTACCGAGTGGGGTGGAATTGGTACTACCTAAACACTAAACTGAGTTCAATTCGTGCAGACCAATTTATCGACCTTGCTCACTTTGCAGGGAAGGATGAACCCGCTGATGAGATACATAACATCTTAGCTATTTTCCTCATCCCTGTTAAATCGTTTTTTGGAGAGTGGTTGTACAATGGCTCGATTCATAAAGAAGTGGCTAATGACCTCTTAAAGATGAAGCTAAAAGACGCTACTCCTATAATGGTTTTTTTTTGCAATTATTTAGAGAAATTATCGGAGGCTATCCCAACCTATTTAATGGGCAAGTTGGCGAGGTTAAACCTTTCTACAAGAAATGGGGATGGATTGCAACAATAAATAATTTAGCAGGAGGAGATAAAACTAAATGGGATTACTTTTTTAAGATGGGAGTTGTTGAGTTTTTAAATTTAGTTACCTTTCAAATAGACGAAGCAGATGGACTATAAATCTTTACTTGGGGACTTAGGAACGGATGCGAGTAGCTTGCAAGAGATTAGCTTTGACACTCCAATAGGTCAGAGCCTCTACGAGTTGGCTACCAACATAAGTCAGATAATGAAGTCTAACTTAATCGAGGCTAATTCAAGTAACGCAAGCAGTTCACTTCTTCAGTCTATTATCGCAGTTTCAACCGTCAAGCGTGGGAAGGAATTTGTAGTACTTATCATCGGAAACAAGTATGCCGCCTTCGTAGATAGAGGGGTAAGTGGAACAAGGCGAAAGTTGAACTCTCCATTCTCCTTCAAAAAAGAAACCGTTAGCCCTGCTTTTCAAAAGTCTTTAATGAAGTGGATTAGCAAGGTCGGAATCCCAATCGAATCCAGATATTCGAAAACAAAGGATTTAACTAAAAAGCAAAGAAAGAAAGCACAGACAGACGAGAAGAGAAAAATGGCTTATGCAATGGGAGTGTCTATAAAACGCAAAGGTATCAAGCCTACTTTATTTATTCAGAACGCAATGTCGGAGCAAGTAGTAAACGATTACGCACAAGCACTAAGTAAGGCATTAGGCGAACAGATTACAACGGTAATGACAAATAATATTAAACAATGGCAATAACACTTATAACAAGTCCGAACGATTGGCAGAACGCCTATAACGAGATAGTCTTCAATGTGAGTTCAAATAACTCAACTCAACCTAACTTTCAGTTTTTGGTGGATGTAAACGTGAGCGGGCAGACTAATCCTGTGGCAAGGTTGACCTATCCAAAACAAGTAGGAGTAGGAACGATTAATTTGGATGTGGCAAATGTGGTAAAAGACTATGTTACCTATGACTTAGGCTCATTCAACGCAAACGGAATCATAAGAAATACTAATTCAGTAGCAAAATTCTGGCTTGGATTCGGTGAGATATACGATAACGTCAGCGGAGTTCCTATAATTTACCCTAACTTGACCGCTTATGGAACGAGTGGAACGCCTAAGAGCAGTTCTAATGCGGTGTATGACTTCTTAGATTGGAGTAAATCAGCCTTTAATCCTGCTAAATTACTAAGCACATCAAACCAAGTAAGCCTAAATCAGACTACTTATACTCCTTCATTGCGGGCTAATCAGCAAATGTGGCTTAGTTTCTTTGACCTTAATGGCACGATTGCAATAGTTGACATAGCAGTTTTCAACGCTCAAGGAATAAGTTTGTTTACTAATTCGTTTAGTTATCCTGCAATAGTTTCGGGAATGGTGTCAATTAATACAGGATTCGAATTCTTAGAAT